ACCTCCATCCACTGGCCGGACCCGCTCCCCGTTGACCAGTTGATCAAACTCAACGAGTTGCAGGCGAAGATGGCGATGGGTCTGGAGTCTAAGCGTGGTGCTCTCCGCGCCCTTGGCGAAGAGTTCCCCAACGAGAAGATGGCCGAGGTCTCCGAAGAGTTGCGTGACGACGCGATGGACCAAGGTGCTCTTGAACTAATTAATGCTCAGATAGCCGCATCGGTGATGGCAATTACTGGTATGGTTACACCTGACGGAGCGCAGCCTGCCTCAGAGACAAAGAGTGCAGGCGGCTCTGACGTAACATCTGCCGGTTCCGCACAAGAGGGATCGGGAGTTATGCCGGGGGTTAACCCCTCCGGTGACATAGTTAATCAATTGGCGCAGCGGGCATACGGAGCCAACTTGGCTCAACGACGTGTGCCTGACACGGACTGACTAACGGGAATCTATTTCAGACATATCAGCACGACAACGTGAGGTATTAACAATGGCAGTTAATGAAACCGGTGACTCTGTCACCATTGATAACCCTGTGACGGCTCCTGTTGAGCAAGCGGCCCCGGCCCCTGTTCAGGAGACGCAGCGAAGCAAGAACGCTCGGATGTTCTCCGAGGACGAAGTGGAAGCGATCCGTCGTCAGGAAAAGGACAAGTTGTACGACAAGATCAACAAGTTGCAAGAGCAGGTTGAGATCTTCAATCACGAGCGCGAAGAGCAAAAGCGCCTCGCTGAGGAAGCCGCTGCTAAGGAAGCAGAAGAGCGTCGCCTCCGTGAAGAGGAGGAAATGTCTGCTAAGGAACTTCTGTCTAAGAAAGAAGATGAGTTCCAGCAGCGCATTAACACAGCCCAAATGGAGTGGGAAGAGAAGTTCAACGCACTCCAGCAGGAGGCTGAGGCTCAGAAGGCGGTCCTAGATCAGGAGCGTCGCTACCAAGAACTTGAGTCGTACAAGTCACGACGCATTGCAGAAGAGCAAGACAGCATTATGCCGGAACTTCTGGACTTCATTAAGGGAAATTCAGAAGATGAAATTGAAAGCGCAATTTCGGCAGTTGTTGCTCGTACATCTGCTATTGTGGAGAACATCCAACAGGCTATGCCGCAACAGCAGCAGCGTCTGAGGGGAGTCCCGGCGACGGGATCAACCCCAATTGGGCCATTGGAGAATATGACGGAGCAGCAGACATTGACCTCGGCAGACATTGCCAACATGTCGATGGATCAGTATGCACAGATCAGGGACCGGCTCTTGGCACAAGCCTCGTTTAGAGGTCGCTAACCCATATTAGTAACAACGTATCCTACGGAGGATAAATACCATGGCCCTTCCCGCACCTCAGGGTGGAGCGATTACCGGTGCCGACCTTTCGGCGGTCACCACGACCGGCTATTCGTCGGACGCTACTCTCTCCCCCGCCATTCAGCAGATCTGGTCGAAGGAGATCCTGTTCCAAGCGATGCCGGTGCTTCGCTTTGAGCAGTTCGCCGTCAAGAAGACGGAGTTGGGCGTTCAGCCCGGTCTGACGATCAACTTCATGCGTTACAACAACCTCAGCGTCGACCAGACTGGGTCGGAGTTGACTGAGGGTGTTCGTATGGAGCCGGTCGCCCTCTCGGCCTCGCAGATCCAGATCACCGTCAAGGAGCACGGTAAGGCTGTCGCCGTCACCGAACTCCTCCTCAACGCCTCGTTCGATGACGTGATGGCCTCGGCCTCGCGCCTCCTCGGTCGTCACATGGCTCAGTCCATGGACACGCAGGCCCGCAACACCCTCTACCAGAACGCTATCCCGTTCGGTGGTGGGGCCGCTGTTGCTCCCAACGCCGTCTTCGGACGCACCACCGGTTCCAGCCGTACGCAGATTTCGCCGTACGACCCGGGCACCGTCGGTTCCGCGTCGGCTCCGGGCTACATGTCCCCGGCGACCGTCAAGGATGCCGTTGAGGTCCTCGCTGGCCAGAACATCCCGCGTCTGGGCGACACCTACGTGTGCTTCGTTCACCCGTCGCAGAGCCGTGCGCTCCGTGACTGGCCGGAGTTCATCGAGGTCACGAAGTACGCCGCCCCCGGCAACTTCATGCTCGGTGAGATCGGGCGTATCTACGACGTTGTCTTCATTGAGACCACGCAGGTTGCCAAGGGTCTGGACACCAGCGCCATCGCTGCTGGCCTGCCGGACGCTGGTGACGGCGATGTCGCTGACGAGTCGTACGCCGCCATCATGATCGGTGACAACGCCTTCGGCCACGCCATCTCGCTCCCGGTTGAGTTGCGAGACGGCGGTGTGATCGACTTCGGTCGTGAGCACGGTCTGGCGTGGTACGCCATCTGGGGCTTCGGCATGATCACGCACGAGTCCCGCGTCATCCTCAACACCCTCGGTGGGGCCATCGCCTGATAACCCCGCCAAGTAAGTACTGGCTAGAAGGGCGGGGGCACACGCCCCCGCCCTTTCCAGTTCGTAGAGGAGACGTAGGATGACTTCATTAGCAGGAACTTATGGGTTTACTGCCGATCAGGGAGCCACGTTCTCACAGACGGTCAAGTGGAAGGACTCCACTGGGTCGTTGATCGACCTCACCGGCTACACCGCCGAGATGGTCATCCGTGAGAGGACCACAGCCGCCCCTGTAGCGCTGACCCTCTCTACTTCCAATGGCCGCATTACCCTCGGGGATGCGGCTGGCACTATTGACCTGCTTATTGCCGACGAAGATACGGCAGATCTTGACGAAGGTCATTACACATACACGCTTGAGTTGACCTCATCTGGGGGCATCGTGGAGCGTGTTCTTATGGGGTTATTCGTAGTAAGGCCGAAGGTGTTCAGATGAGCAACTACGTTGAAGTCTACGAATCCATCAACATAGTAGAAGCGTATCCAGAGCAGAATGTTGTAGAGGTCACCAGCCCCGGGGCGCAAGGTCCTCGTGGATCAATCTTCATTCAGGGCAGCGGCGTCCCCACTAATGATGTCGGCTCTGTAGGTGACTACTACGTTGACGTTGACGACGCTAACGCACTCTATGGGCCAAAGACTGACGCTGGTTGGCCCGCAGACCCCTTTGGCGCGTTCAGCACAGAAACCCGACGTTCTATCTATACCCAAGCGTCCCCATCTTCATCTTGGAGCATTACTCACAACTTAGGCGGGTATCCGTCTGTTACTGTTGTGGACAGCGGAAAAACACAGGTTATAGGAGAGGTAACTTACCTCAGCGAGACTTCAATTCGTGTAGACTTCACTCAGCCGTTCTCGGGCATTGCCTATCTAACCTAAGGACTTTTTATGGCAACGAAGTTCGTTACAAATCTTGATCTGGTTCAGAATCAGATCGTTAATGGTCGCTTTGAAAGCCTTGCTTCCGACCCCACCACTGGCAACTTCGTTGGTCGCGTTGTCTACAACACCACCGAAAACGTCATCAAGTGGTACGACGGAACGGGCTGGCGCAAGGTTGTTCACGCCGTTGCCTCGGCGGGGGGCAACTCTGCTGCTCTTAGCGTTAGCGAGTCTAACGGTTCGGTCAGCATCACTCCCAATGCGGCGACCTCCACTGATCCCGGTGTTATGTCGGCGGCTGATAAGACCAAGTTGGATGCCGCTACCTCTAGCAACACCGGTTCCACGATTGTCTTCCGTGATGCTTCTGGCGACTTCGCTGCTAACGACATCACTGCGAACAAGGTCACTGGTCTTGTCGCCCCCACCGCTGACACCGACGCTGCTAACAAGGCGTACGTCGATGCGGCCCGCTCCGGTCTTGATGTTAAGCAGTCGGTGCGAGTTGCCACCACCGGCTCCGACATCTCGCTGAGCAACACCACGACCACCGTTGACGGTGTCACCTTGAGCGACGGGGACCGTATCCTCGTCAAGGACCAGACCGACGCTTCTGAGAACGGCATTTACGTCGTCTCCACCAGTGGCGCGTGGTCTCGTTCCTCTGATGCCGACTCCAGCGCCGAAGTTACCGCTGGCCTCTTCACCTTCGTTGCTGAGGGTAACGCCAACGGTGACAGCGGATGGGTGCTCTCCACCAATGACGCCATCACTCTTGGCACTACTGATCTAGCCTTCGCCAAGTTCTCTGGCGCTGGTCAGATCATTGCTGGTGACGGTCTGTCGAAGTCGGGCACCCAATCCAACCAGTTGGATGTCAATGTCGATGGGACCACGACCTACATTGACGGTTCTGACAACGTCGCCGTCAAGTCGTCGGCCACCCAGTATGAGGTGCTTATCTCTGACGGGGCGGGAACTACCCCGACGTGGGGCGCTCTTGACCTCTCGCAGGGTGCGGCGGTTACCAATGATCTTCCGGTCACCCACGGTGGTACCGGTGCCAGCACCGCTACTGACGCCCGTAACAACCTTGCTGATACCACCTCTGGGACGACGAGCACTCCGACGCTGGCCCGCGTTGCCGCTCAGGACTGTGCCGCCTCTTCGGGTTCGACCAGCACCACTACGGTGACCCACAACTTCGGTACCAAGGACATCCTCGTTCAGGTCTTTGAGGTGTCCACGGGCGCGACGGTGATCGCTGACTCCGTCCGCACCTCCACCAGTGCTGCTACTGTCACCATTAACGGTGCCAGCATCACCTCTGGCGATTACCGCATCGTCGTAACGGGCTGACATAAGGGGGTTGCGGCCCCCACGGAAGGGACTGAGTCGTGGCTCAGAAGTTCACTACCCCAATTGTTATACGGAACATCACGTCGGCAGCGTCCGACGCATTGGCCGTATCGGTGGACGGCGAGGCCGCTGACCGCATCAAGTTTGAGGCGGGTGGCCGACTTGTCTGGGGTGGCGGGGCTTCTGCTGGCGATGTCAACCTGTACCGCCACGCCGCTGATCTTCTCAAGACCGACGATGCCTTTGAGGCCGCTGCTGGCGTCATCACGCTGACATCCAGCGGCACCCCTACGTCAAGCATCGCTGACGGTGCCATAGCCATTGATACCACTAACGATGTCTTCTATTTCAAGTCCAGCGGTACGTGGCAGGAGGTTGCTGGCGGCGGAGCAACAGTCACCGTCTCTGACACGGCCCCGGCTAGTCCGGTAGAAGGAGACCTATGGTTTGAGTCCGACACAGGACGCCTTCTTGTCTACTACGATTCCACGTGGGTTGAAGTAGGCGGCGCTGGTGGCGGTGGAGGATCGTCTACAATTACAAGTAGCAGCACGGATGCTGCGATTCTTTTGATGGAGATTGGACCGTAATGGCAACAGGAGATCGCACAGAGACTAGGGTCTTCGGCCCCTCAGAGATAGCAACAGCAGCATCTGCCGGTACCGTCGGCACCGTCCCCGCTAGCCGTGTCTGGGTAACTAAGCAGTTCATCTTCACGAACACGAATGGTGTGGATGCGTGGGTTACCGTGTCTGTTGGGGACGTTTCTACCGCAAGTAACGCTATTTTCTATCAGTTGCCGGTGGCGGGTAATGACACGGTGGTGTTCGATACTGCGTTGGTATTAACTGCTACGGAGACTGTTCAGGCTATATCAGATAGGTCCGGTGTGAATATCACTGGTGTTGGCTGGGTGAAGGAAGTCTGATGGCTATTGATGCCGCGTTGGGGCGTCTTGGTATCAAGCCCGGGGTATGCACTAGTTCAACGCGCCCCGCGAACCCTTACGAAGGTCAGGTAATCTACGAGACTGACACCAATCGTACTCTTGTGTATGACAATGCCGCATGGCTTGTTGTTGCCGATAATCAGGTGTTGAGTATTGATACGACTAATAGTCGTGTCGGTATCGGTACGACGACACCTAGCAACTCATTACATGTTTATTCACCAACGGTCGATCTTGCTGCCGTGTTTGAGTCTGGTGATACTAGGGCGACAATAGGTTTGAAGGACAGCGACGCTACAACTCCACAGAGTGCTGGCATTGTTGGTATCGGTGACGAGTTGGCTTTCCGTGCCGGGGGTAGTGATGTGGTTCGTATTGATTCGTCTGGAAATGTCGGTATCAATGACACTGCACCCTCGTACAAGTTGGATGTGAACGGTGACATCAACGCCACAGGAGCGTTACGTCTGGCGGGTTCTGAGATTGGTGCGAGGGTTTCGTTCACACCATCGTGGCGGTCCGGAATAACCATTGGTAACGGAACAAACCAATGGTATTACATGAGGATCAATCAATACATTCTGGTGTGGGGTGCGACCGGTTTGGGTTCTACATCGGCGGTGACTGGTGGGATCACCATGTATTTGCCGACCGGTGGTACACATACGAATATTTACGCTCCGTGCGGGCAATCATTTTCCCGTGACGCAACAAGCGGATCGCAGTTCACAGGTCAGGCTATTCTGCTTGGAGGCGATTACATTGGGTTCTACCAAACTTACACCGGAAGCACCTACGCTTCAAACACCGGTTTTAACGCGACGGTGCCTTTCACTTGGACGACAGGCGATGTGTTCGGTGCGATGTTCTTTTACAGGCAGGTGCCATGATTACAGCAACGTGTACTACTAGCGGTTGCCGCTTGTTTGGCGAGGCATTGAACGTGATCGGTGAGCCTGACGAGGTGATGTGTGGCGGATGTCAACAGCGGACTGGTATTAGCGACCTGCGACCGGACCCGCCGATGCCAGCCGAGTTCCCTGATCCGCCGGGAGGTGAATGATGGCTGTTTCTTCTACTTCTTCAGGTTCTCTCAAAACAGGGGTATGTCTTTCAACAGACCGCCCAGATAACCCTTATAACGGACAGGTTATCTATGAGACCGATACCAACCGCACGTTGATTTACGATAACTCTGCGTGGGTTGTTATTTCTGATCCTTCGTTGTTGTCGTATTCTGGTACGGGGGCGACGGTTACTGCTGATGCCATGACTGTTGCCGGGGAGAATGTGACCCCGTATACGGGTCGAAGGAATCTGTTGTATAACGGTGCGATGCAGGTGGCGCAACGCAGCACCTCGGTGGCCGGTATTACGACTGGTGGCTATTACACGGCAGACCGCTGGCAAATTACCAAGACTTCTCTTGGTACGTGGACTCAGAGTGTGGAAAATGATGCTCCAACTGGTTCGGGGTTCAGTAAGTCGTTGAAGATGTTGTGTACGACCGCTGATGCTTCCCCCGCCGCTAACGACTTTTTGTCTTTTCGGCAGACTTTGGAAGGTCAAGACTTGCAGCATATAAGAAAGGGTACTTCTGCTGCGAAGCAATTGACTGTTTCTTTTTGGGTAAAATCTAACGTGACAGGTACATATACCTTAGAGTTAATTGACGCTGATAACACACGCTATGTCTCAGCATCATACTCAATTGATGCCTCTGCAACGTGGGAAAAGAAAACGATTACGTTTCCTGCCGACACTACTGGTGTGCTTGATAATGACAATCAAGGTTCACTAAGATTGAGTTTTTGGCTTGGTGTCGGCACAGGCTTTTCGTCAGGCACCCTAAGTACGTCGTGGACACCCTTGTCTAATCCAGATCGTGCTGTCGGCCAAACCAACCTTGCTGCTGCGACGAACAACTATTGGCAGATCACAGGTGTCCAGTTAGAGGTTGGTGATAAGGCGACCCCGTTTGAACATCGTTCTTATGGGGAAGAGTTAGCACTGTGTCAGAGGTATTATTGGAGGATCAGGGGTGACGAGGGAGATTACACAGGGTTTTTGAATGGGTCGGCAACCGGCACGACAAGTCCGGCTGTTCGTAGAGCGATTATGCCCAACCCAGTGAAAATGCGCGCAAAACCGACTTTAGCGATTTCTGCGAATGTGAATGTTCAGTACGGTACTGGCAACGGACTCTATTATGCTATCACCTCACTCGGTTATAACAGTTCCAACCAGATGGTGACATCTACCGATATCAACGGTGCAACAAGCATTACAGCGGGTCAGGCTACGCATGTGCTTGTGAACGCTCTTGGCGCAACTGATTGGTTTGAGGCATCGGCGGAACTATGAACTACAAACTTGTTACTTATGAAAACACCCATTCCGTTATTGGTATTGACGGTGAACGGAAGATTTACATTCCCCTAGACCCTGCCAACACTGACTATCAGGCATATTTGGAGTGGGTTGCTGAGGGCAACACTGCCGAAGAATGGCAACCTGAGGAGGCGCAGTAATGGGCCTAAGTAACTCTGTACCGAACAGTATTCTCCAGCCGGGAGTCTGCACCTCAACAACCCGTCCTGCTTTGCCATACAACGGGCAGGTCATCTACGAAACAGACACCGAATACACCTACGTGTATGACGGTACCTCATGGATTCTCCACGCTAACGCCGTGGGCGTCCCCATCTATCTCAACGGACAGTCCATCACAGCGGATTACACAATCCCGTCGGGATACAATGGTGTTTCTGCTGGCCCCATTACTATTGCTGATGGAGTAACAGTAACAGTGTCTTCTGGTAGTGAGTGGAGTATCGTATGAGCAGGTTAACGGTCGGGTCTATTGAGGGTTTGACAGAGAACAGTAATGTTATTTCTGTCCCTACCGGTCATACGTTGAACGCTGTTGACGGGTTACAGATCGGTGGCGTTGGAGTTGGTGAGTGGATTGACTTCTCTGGAAGTTTAGCCCTCACGAACTGGACGCTTGGAAATGGCACGATAATCATTTGTAAATACGCACAGATCGGCAAGGTCGTTCATTATATCGGTGACATCATTCTCGGATCAACATCAACGACAGTCGGTGATGTTCGTGTGAATCTGCCAGTTGCGTCTGCGCGTGGATACGCTCAGCAAAGCGGATTGGCTAAATACTTTGACATTGGCACCGCACTTCACGCCGGAATGTGTATGTTGGAAAACCAGACGACTCTAAACATGATGGTGTTGGACTCCAACACCTCAAAAGTTCACCTTCAGAACGTCAGTGGCTCCAACCCATTTGCTTGGAGCGGCGCGAATAACGATCGTTTCATTTGGCAAATCACCTACGAGGCGGCATGACATGAGTGTTTTTCAGTTCAACCCGCTGTTTCCGGCAGCGACCGACGAACAGAAGTTGGAGCAGGTCCGCATTTGGCGCAACAGCGAACTGGCCCGGACCGACTGGACGCAGGTTGCTGACGCCCCCGTAGACGCTTCAGCATGGGCAACATACCGTCAGGCTTTACGTGATCTTCCTGACACGATTGATATTGATAATCCTGTGTTGCCGGAGGCCCCCCAGTGAGTACCTTAAGGTTTAATACTTGGCAGAATACAGGGGGCACGGAAGCCGCTACCGCCAGCGAGGTTTCAGCATACTCGTTTACTGAGCCTGCTCTGGTGTTTATCAGTCGCACAACGATTGGCACGGCGGTGTCGTCGGTCACTGTGTCAAATGCGTTTTCTGCTGATTATGACTCTTACAAGATCATTGTCGCCGGAGGCGCCGCCTCGACCGCGGTAAACCTAGAGTTCATTCTCGGCGCGACGACCACCGGATACACCGCCGCCGCCATCTATAACATCTACGCGTCACCGTCGGCACAAGGCAACGCTCAAGTAAATATCGGACATTGGGAAGCCGGTCGAGGTGACACGACAGCACTTACCCTAAATATGGACGTTCACTCCCCGTTCCTTACTGAATACACGACATTCCAGAGTGCTTGGAGCCGCGCGGCTGACGCAATAGGCAAAGTGGGCGGCTATCTAAACAACACGACGTCATATACCGGCTTCACCATCGAGACCAACACCGGCACCATGACCGGCGGCACCATTGATGTCTACGGATACGCGAAGGCATGACGATGACTAGAGCAGAGTACGAAGCACAACATCCGCTCGGATCAGTCAATGTCCAGCAGGACGGTGAAAGCCGTCCGATGACCGAGGCTGAGTGGACGGCGTGGATTGATCAAGCGATGGAAGCACAGGCCGCAGAACAAGCCCGACAGGACGCTGTTGCTGCTGACGCTGCTGCTAAACAATCCGCTATCGACAAACTTGCGGCCCTCGGCCTCTCGGTAGATGAAATCCGGGCCGCATTTGGTTTGGAGAGTAACTGATGGCTTCTATTCTTCGTTTCGATAACTGGCAGAACTCTGATGGTACGTCTATTGCTACTACTGATGCTTCTGGGAATATCAGTTTTGCTGGTTCTTTGGGGGCGACTGGCGGTGTAGGCAAGATTTTGCAGGTTGTGTCAGCGACCACCGCCACCACCACTACTACATCGTCAACGTCATACGTAGACACCGCATTATCGGCAACCATCACACCGACTGCGGCGACAAGCACGATTGTCATTATGACGAGCGCTTCATATCTACAGAATCTCAACAATTCGAACATCTCAACGCTGAAGATCTACAGGGGAGACACGGCAACCGGTACAGCGTTGGGAACATCATCCCACGCACACGTTTACAGCATTTCCAACACTCGCCACGACATGCCTGCTTCAATCGTGTTCACCGATTCTCCGGCGACGACGAGCGCAACTACTTACACGGTCGGAATCAGAACGAATAACTTCTCTGCCGCGCAAGTGGGCGGGCAACAGAGCATGGTCTTGATGGAGGTTTCGGCGTGACGGACTACACCGCAGTTCTCAACGCAAACCACGCTAATGAGCGGTGGGTTTTGCGTGGTGACAACTACGACGGGCTGACATGGCTAAGTGACACGCCGAAGCCCACTCAGGCCGAGTTGGATGCTGCATGGCCCCAAGTCCAATACGAACAACAACGGGCCGAAATAGAAACCCAACGTAGAAACGCCTACACCCAAGAAGCCGACCCCCTCTTCTTCTCATATCAGAGGGGCGAAGCCACAGAACAAGACTGGCTGGATGCGGTAGAATCTATACGAACCAGATTCCCCTACCCTGAGGCCCCCTAATGGCAATCAACTTCCCTGACTCCCCATCGGTAGACGAAATCTACTCGGTAGGCGACAAGTCGTGGCTATGGAACGGCACCTACTGGGAAGTACAGGGGGCACCGTCGTCCACGTTCTCTGCTTCTGATACCGCCCCCGCTGATCCTGATGCGGGGGATATCTGGTATCGGTCAGACACGTCCCAGACACTTCTGTTTTACGATAATACGTGGGTGGAGATCGGCCACTCTGCGAACGTCCCCACCTATTTCGCTGATAATGATGGGGACACGAAGATTCAGGTGGAGGAATCTGCCGATGAGGATGTGATCCGGTTTGATGCGGCTGGAACCGAAAAAGCGTTCATTGACGGCACTGGCCTCACGGTTTCTGGAGATTTAGATGTCACGGGAACTATTGCGGGCGGTTCCACGACTTTCCCGACTACGTTGGATTCTGGAACTATGCCTGCGATTGAGGCTTTGCAGGCGAAGGTAGGTGCCGATTCATCTGCGGTCACCAGTTCGTTGGATTACAAGGTTTCCACGTTGGAAACAGATGTGACTGCGTTGGAAACAGATGTGACTGCGTTAGAAACAGACGTAACTGCGTTAGAAACTGGTTACCGATATCATTCCACGCTGTATTACACCTCTAACGGCACGTTCTCGAAGGCTTCGTATCCGTGGCTCCGGGCGATCCGTGTCACCGTTCAGGCTGGCGGAGGCGGCGGCGCTCATGCCGAAACGACGAGTGCCGGACAATGTTCTGTTGGCGGCGGCGGCGGTTCCGGTACATGGGCTCAGTCATTTATTACGGACATCGCGTCGCTCGCCTCTTCCGTAACTGTAAGCGTCGGTGCGAAAGGCAACGGCGGACTTTACGCAACCTCCACGGCGGCAACCGCAGGAGGTAACTCGTATTTTGGCTTCGGTGCCGCCTATGAGGTCGCGGCGAACGGCGGAGGAGCGGGTATTACCGTAACCCGAACGGGTGCCTCTACAGGTATCGGTGGCGCTGGTGCTAGTGGTGGAGTAGGCGATCTGTATATCCGTGGTGGAGGCGGTTCTGCCGGAACTGTGATTGACCCTGCCAACGCTTATTCAGGGCAAGGTGGGCAAGGTGCCCCGTCGCTACTGGGAAACCCCGGTAGAACATACAGAGCAAACCAAAACTCCGGGTCGAGCGAGGGTTACGGTGCCGGTGGAAATGGTCAAGCCAGAGTTCAAAACCTGACAGGTTCCGACGGACGAGACGGGACCGCCGGAATCGTCATCGTGGAGTTGTACGCATGATAAAGAAGTATGCCCTCATCGAAACCGACGGAACCGTGTCAAACACGGTGCTTTGGGATGGCGAGACTGAGTGGGAACCGCCTGCCGGTGTCACCGTTGTTGAGGTTCCTGACGGCCAGTCATGCGGTCCCGGCTGGACCTATGACGGCACCAATTGGACTGCACCGCCCGTCGAGGATGAGGAAGGTGAGGTCTAATGGCTATCGATTTCCCTGACTCTCCAACAGTAGGCGACCAGTACACCGTCAACGGTAAGACCTACCAGTGGGACGGCACCGTGTGGGGCGTGTACGGCACGTTCTCCCGCGACTTCACCGCCTCCGACACCGCCCCCCTCAACGTCGCGGACGGCCACATCTGGTATAGATCAGATCAATCACAAACCCTGATCAGATATGACGGCACTTGGGTTGAGGTTGGTTCTGCCGGGGGGTTTGATTCTTCTTCTACTAGTTTTCCTTCTTCGTTGGATTCTGGTACAGGTTTCGCTGCTGTTGAGGCGTTGCAGGCGAAGGTTGGTGTTGATGGGTCGGCTGTCACTACCAGTATTGATTATCAGTTGAATACTGGTTATCGGTATCATTCAACCGTCTATTACACCTCTGATGGGACGTTCACGAAGGCTTCGTATCCGTGGCTGAGAGCGATCCGTGTGAAGTGTCAGGCCGGTGGTGGTGGTGCCGGTTCAGGTGACGCTATGGGCGTTGGAGAAGCGGTGGTTTCAGGTTCCGGCGGTGGCGGTTCTTACACCGAATCTTTTATCACCGACATTTCGTCGCTCGCGTCGTCGGTGACGGTCACGGTTGGATCGGGTGGTGCTGGTGCTATCGGCGGTGCTGGTAATGGTGCGGGTGGTTCGTTTGGTGGCGACTCGGAGTTTGGTGCCGGTACCGCCTACGAGGTAATGGCTGGCGGCGGCAATCCCGGTGGCCGAGGTTTTGAGAATAATCTGAACTCTGGCGCTCAGGGAGCGGCGGCAAGACGAGTTGGTACTGGCGATCTGGTGGTGACTGGCGGCGCTGGCGGACACGGAATGTTCATCGGTACTGGCAGCGGTGCTCAGACAAGTGCGTTCGGTGGTGCCGGTGGCGATTCGATGCTTGGTAAAGGAGGCCGCGGCGGACAAGAAGTCAATACTGATGCTACGGAGACCGGCCAGAACGGGACCAACTTTGGCGGCGGTGGTGGTGGTGGAGCAGGCTCAGCCGCCACAACGGCAGTCAACGGGCCGTCAGGTGGTAACGGTGCCGACGGAATCGTGATCGTGGAGTTGTATGCGTAATGAGTGAAATATTTCGATATGCCCATGTCAACGCTACTGGTTTGGTCGTGAACGTGTCCCTCTGGGATGGTGTCACCGAATACGATCCGGGTAACGACATCACGCTCGTCCGAGTTCCTGATGGTGTTCGTGCCGGTCCGGGTTGGATCTATGACGGTACGAACTGGACTGCACCGCCGCCTGTTGAGGATGAGGAAGGTGAGGTCTAATGGCAATTGATTTTCCAGATAGCCCATCAGTAAACGATACTTTTACTGCCGGGGGCAAAGTTTACCAATGGGATGGAACCGTATGGGAAATCTATGGTCCCAACGTGTCCCCCGGCACTTTCAAGATCGATGATGTCAACAACAGGGTTGGTATCAACAATGCGTCCCCCTCTGTCACTCTAGACGTAACAGGTGATGCAGCAGTTTCCGGTGGTCTAACAGTAGACACTGATACTATCTATGTAGACAGCGCCAATGACAGGGTGGGTATCAACACTGCGTCCCCCTCTCAAAATCTTGATGTCATCGGAAACACCCAACTCCGAGATGTGTATATGGATTCGGTTGCTAACTGGAACTACGGCCAGTTGCAGATCAGCCGTAACGCATCTAATACGCCTAACACGAAGATTGTGTCGGTTCTGTTAGACGGCGACTCGCCAGATGACACTGACTTTTATGCGAATATAAATGTCGCGCTCCGTACTGATTCTGCGCCGACTACGGGTTCCACCTCTACCGGCCTCAATGCTGGTGTGGAGATTACCGCACCGGACAGCGTTCGATTCGGTACTAGTGACGGCGAGAAAATGCGTGTTGATTCTAGCGGCAATGTTGGTATTGGTACACCGACGCCTAGCCAAAAACTGGATGTTTCTGGCAACGTAGTCCTTCCCGTTGGTAGCGGTATTATGTTTGACCGTGGTGGGTCGGACTCTCATATTCTGTACAAGGAAACAGCGTCAGGTTCGACTTACGGTACTGGGGATGACGTTATTCTTCGTAACCCGAACGGTGCCGACCTGCTTTTCCAGACATCCGGTAGTAACAACCGTCTGACAATTACTTCAACCGGCCTTGTCGGTATCGGTACAACGACACCTTCTGCCCAGTTGACCGTGCAAGCGGCCAGTACAGGCACTGACGATGGCACTGTAGAGTTCCACTCATGGTCTGGGTCTCCGACCAGCCCAACCGAGGTAGAAGACTGGCCGGTGCCAGTTCTAGCGTTAAGAGCATACGACAGTTTCAACCGTCAGTCATTTATGTCTTTCGGATATCCGAATGATCCTATTTATAAGACAGACAACTCGGTGTGGAACTTCCGACTGGAAACCAGCGGAGGGGCCGCAACGGCTAGCACCACTTCGACTCACTTAGAGTTGTACGGCCCAGGAACATTCAAAACTGGAAACTTTACTACAAATGGTGGAAAGAGTTTTACGATTGCCCATCCGTTGCCGGAGTTACGAGATACTCACGATCTTCGACATTCTGTTGTCGAATCTCCGCAAGCAGATAATATGTACCGAGGACAGGTTGCTCTAGTAGGTGGTATGGCAACGGTGAATTTGGACGAAGCCGCAGGTATGTCTGAAGGAACATTTGTGTTGTTGAATCGTGACGTTCAATGTTTTACCTCTAATGAGGATGGGTGGACTGCATTGCGTGGTTCAGTTAGTGGAAACGTGTTAACAATTGAAGCGCAGGATGCCAGTTGCACTGACAATGTGTCATGGCTGGTTGTTGGTGAGCGTCAGGATGATGATATTAAAGAAAGCACGTTGACTGATGATGAAGGTCATATAATTGTCGAACCGCTGACTACCAGAGCAACCGAGGAAGAACTTGCTGCATCTATTGCCCGCATGGAGGCAGCAAAGCAGGAGTCTGTCTGATGGCTATCGACTTCCCCGACTCCCCAGCAGTCAATGATACCCATGCTTACAACGGTCGGACGTGGAAGTATGATGGCACTGACTGGGTCGAAATCACCCCCGAACCAGCAGAGTAGGTATACTAAATCACCCCGCACTACAACTGGAGGATTACATGAACGTCGATTTGAATGAAGTTATGAGAGAATTGGAGCAGCGCTATCCACGTGAACTTACGATCTGCGTACAGGCTGTACAGATCAGGCTTCTTCAGGGGGCGCTAGAGGACCGAGAGGCTGAGGAAACCGACTAACCGCCCCATATCTACATCCTCAGCCCTAACCAGTGCTACACTCGTAGAGAAACCCGATTCAAGGAGTACAAATGGCTGCTAGCAAGAACACCACGAAGATCGCTGAGGTCCTCATTGAGGACGAGGCGGAGGCCCCGGCCCCCGTTGCTCAGCCCACTGTCGTGTCCCCCACGACCAAGAACGCCAAGATCAAGGGGACGTGGACCATGTACTACGGTACTGGTAAGTGGGACTTCGTGGATGGTCATCGTTATGACCTCCCTCTTGACCTGTACGAGTACTTACGGAAAAATGGCAATATCTACGACACTTTGTGAAACACGTATGATACGTTGGTCTTGTGAAGACCTGTTGTACGTGCAAAGCGGATAAGCCACTGTCAGAGTTCGGTAAGAACAAACGGCAGAAAGACGGGCATCAACGACGTTGTTTAGAGTGCGCCCGCACAGCGTCTGCTGAGTACTACCGTAGGCATAAAGACCGTGCTAACGCTGCCACCCGTGAATGGGCTAAGCGTAATCCAGACAGAGTCAACGCCAACAATAAGCGGTGGCGAGAAGCCAACCCAGAGAAGATGGCCCTCGCCCGTAAGCGGGCTAATGTACGCTTCTTATACGGCCTTGCTCCTGATGAGTACGAGGCCATGACGAGTGCTGGGTGTGCTGTATGCGGCTCTCATAACCGGCTGCATGTAGACCACGATCATTCTTGTTGCGATGGTCGTTCTAGGGGATGTGGTAACTGTGTTCGTGGTATTCTCTGTTCAACATGCAACACTGGAATAGGTTTCTTGAGAGACGACCCGGCTCTTCTTAGGAAGGCCATCGCTTATCTTGAGGGCTACACCGGAGCACAGCACGACACTCTCTGATAGAGGAGGGGCCGTATGGCCTTCATTATTCCCAACGCCGTTGACACGTCTAGCGGTGCCAAATTTGAGAGCCTAGATCAGGCCGAGCCGGACTCTCTTGACTTTGAGATCCTCGGTAACACGGGCCGATCTGGTGTTCTCTCTGGCTGTGCTGTCACGTCGATCTCGTCCAGCACGGCTGTTGCTGTGTCCTCGGGCACCATCGTTATCAATGGTGCGCCGTACAGCATTAGCGCCGCCGCTTCGTTGGCTATGCCGACGGCCCCCCTTGGTACTCGCTTTGATCTAGTCGTTGCCCGCGTCTCTAGCGGAGTCGCTTCTCTGGTCGTTGTTCAGGGCGATGATGACGATACGAATCCTGAGTATCCGAAGACCTCCAACACCATTGTTGGTACCTTCAGCCCCACTACCAACGTCAACCTTGATACCGATGTGGTGCTGGCGGCTATTTACCGGCAGGGGACGCAGGTCATCACCACGTCACGTATTGCCGACAAGCGTACGTTCCAGAGTTCAGCGATCTTCGATCAGAGCAGTTCGGCCCCCACCTCGGTCATCAGCCCCTCTCCTGTGGTGGATGCGGGGCGCTTGTTCTACCGCAAGGCCGCTCCCAGCGGTACGTCGTCAGGTGTCTACGTCAAGGGCATCTACGGTGAGTGGTATGAGTTGGCCCGTAACATCGGCCCCCACCTGCCCATCGGTGCCGTCGTAGCGTGGCCCTCTAAGGGATCGCTCCCCTCAGGCTTCATTGAGGCCAACGGG